GGGTATGATACAAAAACTGAAGTTTGTGGGCATGGTTTTAGGACGATGGCACGCGGTGCATTAGGTGAGTCGGGGTTATGGAGTGATGATGCGATAGAACGCCAGCTAAGCCACTCTGAACGTAACAATGTGCGTGCGGCTTATATTCATACATCTGAGCATTTGGATGAGCGGAGATTGATGGTGCAATGGTGGGCTGACTTTTTAGATCATAACAGGCAATCATGTATAACACCTTATGAGTTCGCCAAAATATAATCTAATTTTGCTCATGACTTTAAATTAAGAGAGTCATAAAAATAATACTGAAGGTGTACAATGAAAATTATACACCTTCATTTTTTTATTTTTTCCGATTTTCGTATAAATATTCTAATCTGTCCATTAGTCTTTTGTATGATGTATTTATAAGTCCTTTTAATTCTTTCTCTATTAAAGTCTTGGCTGGTGCTAGTTGTCCATCCATAGCCATTAACATAGCTCGATATCTTGTGATTGTCCGGAAGGTTTGGCTTAGTCTTGTTTTGTTACTATCAATGAGGTTTATAGCCTCTCTTAACTTTTGCCGATTCATAAAATGCGTGGCCAATTCTGCCTTAGTAAGTACTGGATAATTGACATCAGGAAACTCTCTGATCACACTCTCAATTAATGAAAAACTTTGCTCTTCAGAGTCTTCATAATATGCAATAAATCTTGCGCGTGCAGAACCTCTTATCTCCCTTGCTTTTTGTGAACCATCTAATTCCATATTGAAAATTATTTCTTCTAATTCTTTTCTATTTTCTTCTGTTTTCTCTCGTAAGATTAAACAAGTGAAATAATTGTTTGCATTTAAAATGTTACCAGGCCTATTTTTATAGCTTTCATATGCGAGTTCATATGCGAGGTCATACTCATCACTCTGCATATATACTAATGTTAATTCACCAAGAACACGGGGGTCTCTGTTTCCCGGTTCAAGAAGTTTATTGTAGCATTTTGAGGCATCCTCAAATTTTCCACCTAGCCGGTAATTGAATCCATGTAAAAAAGTTCTTTCTGGTTCTTTTATTTTACGAACTTCTTCATAAAATTCTCCATTTCGTGTTCTTGCTAAACATTGGCATTTTATGAATCTGACTTGATCTACCGCCGATTGATGAATTGAGTTCTCTTTTGAGAGTAATCTGTTCGCTAGGTTGAGAGCGTCAATATAATTCCTTTTTTCATCGTATAGTTTTTTTATGGCTTTAATAAAAATTGAGGGGATTAATAAACTGTCAGGTATTCTATTCCCATACATCAATCCCTCCTGACCAGAAAATATATAATCTGATACATCATGTCCATCATTCAACGAAGACGGATTAAACTTTAAAACATGGTTTCTAATAGCTTCATCAAATGGGTTGACTTTCCCAAATCGATTCCTGCTAACATAGTCTCTTATAACTTCATTTACTCTTATATAGTCAGATGTTGAACCAACCTTTTCACATACTGAGTGTGAGAAAAGCTTTTCGAGAATTGGAAGATAAATTTTTTCATCAACAATATCAAATAATACATCATAACTCACAAACTCAAATCTGCTCAGAAGATAAATAAACTCAAGCACATCAGCATCATCATCAAAAGTATCGAGAACAATTTTTGCTTTATCTGATCCAAATTGCTGAATTGAATGAGAATTTTTTTTAGCCGCGAAAACACCTTCTTCTTTGATAAGATCAACAGTGAAAAGGACTTGTTCTGGATATCCAGTCAGTAATTGAGAGAAAAATATTGAATCCTCCCTTGATAAATCAATTGATTGAAATGCTGAATATCTCTTAAGTAATCCATTTCTTTCTTGTTCTTCAAGTTCATAAATATGAATGTTAAAGAAGGCTGGATTTGTGCGTTGTAATGATGGTTTTGCTCTGAATTGACTTACAATCAAGAATGCTAAGTAATCTTCTGTCCTGACATGATCAATTACTTCAAGAAACCAATCCGATATATCGCCATTGTTTTGGATAATCACTCCTCTATCTTCAATTATTATACGCTCTTTAGCCCTCACAATCTGTAAAGCAATATCCTTTGCTATTTCAATTTTTTTCTGCAGGTCTGCATCAAGGACTTCTCTGAGATTATTAACTTCAACCACGCCTAAGTCACAACATTTTATAATAAAATCTTCAATGCTATCCATGGAGGTTAAAGAAACTACAGAGAAATCGTAAGAATCCGTCACTAGATTTGCTTTTCGTATGGAGTGAGTCATTAGTGATCTCCTTCCAATGGAAGGTAATCCAGAAGCGATTAATACAGTTGGCATTTGTTTCTGTAAATCGTCTAATCTCTCTTCAATTAACTTTATTTGATCGTTTCTACCAACAAAAATATCTCTTCTTTCTTTTAATCTTGGATGACTTGACCAAGTGAGTTCTATTAGTCTTGCATTAATTTTTCTTGCCGCCAATGTTGGGCTTGATATTAACTGAATGTTTAATTTTTTTCTCATCCATTCAGGAATTCGTTTATCATCATAATTTATTTTTGGATCTATTATAATTGGGTATACTCGTTTTATTGTGTTTTCGTCAAGTAGCTCTCGTGCTCTATCTAACTCTAGGCGGACCCACTCGGAATCTAAAGAGTTATTTGAGATAAAAAATACAAATAATGAAGATGTGTCGAGATATTTTATAATTTCCTCAGCTGTGACCATTCCTTCTTCGAATGATTCCTCATCAATTACTCTATGTTCTTTTCTGATTTTCTCGGCAACAATTCTAACGTAACCTTTTTTATCTGATGAGCTGTGTGATAAAAAACATTTGATCATTTAGCCACTCCTTATTGTATGTTTTGCATAATTTTCAAAGAGTTATTTTGTATTGAAAGTTTTATATCAAGATAAGCACAATTCTGCTCGATTCAATGTATCAATTTTCTCTCAGGAAGAAAAAATTTTTACCATTCAGCGCGCAGTGCTTTCCCCGCCTCGCCTGCCCGCTTTGCAGGGCGGTTTAAATGCAGATGCATGACCGGGCTCAGGCCGCGCCGGGACTGGCGCGGGCGGGGTTCAGGCTGGCAGAGAAATAAATGCAGTTAAATGCACCTGATGCATGCAGGGTATTTTTCGAAAAAATAACGGGATTTTTTGGCATTTTTTCGGGGTACTGAGAGTGCAGCCGGTAGCCAGTACTGGCGCACATAAATCGGGAGATTGCGGGAAGTTATTGCTGCTGAATATCTGCCTGCAAGACCTGATTTTCCGGCACGGCCGGTCTGCGTATCACACCATCGAGCGTCTCGGTGGTGCGGAAGGTGGCCGAGCATTCAATACTGGTGCACTGGTGATAGCGCTGTTTGAGGTTTTCCGTCAGATAGCGGCTGGTACGCACATGCGCAGGCTGTTTACAGAACGGGCAGTGAAACATGGCTCAGCCCTCCGCCTGCTTTCTCTTTTCAGCCAGTTGCGTGGCAAGCTGCGAACGTTTCAGCGGACTTTTATACAGCGCCATATCCACGCCGGTCAGCGGTGGGCGGTGCATGCCGAGCTGTGAGAAAACCGGCTCATTGTCCATATCAAAGTTATAAAATTGTGCCTGCACCGCAACATGCATGTGCAGCTCCTCAGCCAGAATGTCCGCCGGGCGCGTCGCACCGTTCAGCTCCAGCGCACGCAGGCGCAGACAGAACGCCCGCACCAGTGCCGGGCTGATGTCCCGCATGGCCTCTGCCCACTCAGCCTGGGCGCAGACGCTAAACGCCCGTGCATGTTCAGTGACATACGTCTTACCTGTCGTGCACGCTTCCAGCATGGCGCGGGATTTGTCCGTCTCCAGTTCAGCAATCAGGCCGGTGAACTCCTCCGCCAGTTCACGACCGGCGATGTGTCTGCTGTGTCCGGCTTTGAGCTCCGGTGTCATGGCACCGCCGAGACTGCGGAAACGCTCGCGCCAGCTCTTCTCTGCTGCGGCGCTTTCTTCAAGCGCGTTCTGCCGTTCCTTTTCGCTGCGCGTGATGGCTGCGCCGATGTCGTTCAGTTTTATCATGCTGCCGGTGTGGGCGGCTTTTGCCTCTGTAAAGGCCTTCAGGGCACGGTTGACGGCGGCGGCGTTATCCTCTGCGGCTTTTTTATGCACAGTATTAACAGCACCCTCGATAACGGCGCGGGAGGCACCGGTCTGCGTGCTGCCGATGGTTTTCATGATGGAGGTCATAAGTTCAGTTTTCATGGCGGGGTTCTCTGTGTTGTCAATGTAAGTTCATTCTGCCGCGCCCTGCACAACGAAACGACCGGTTGCAGTTGTGGCCGGGATGGCACAGAAAGCCGCTGAAAAAAACGGCTCGCCAGAAAGAGGTCGCAGGAAAAAGCTTCTTTCAGTTTGTTTTTCTGTAGTTAACTCTTCACACTGTTCACTGAGAAATAAAAGGATAATTAATACAGTGAGTTAAATGGTGAACAGTTGAGGAATTAAGTGTTCACCGACTGTTCACTACTGTTCACCGGCTTTTTGTTTCTTCCGGTACAGCAGTATTTTTTTTCTGATGTTTTTTCCTGTTAATACCCGCTTAATTAATCGAATAAAAAGGTTTGCAATTTTAGTTACTGGTCATATTGGCCGACATTGGCATTTATTGGCAAACAGAGGCAAACCCGAAAAATAAGCTGCTTATTAAACAGACAATCATGCAGGAAACAGCCTGAAGCGCCCTTGTTGTAATACGCAAAAATATGCACAAAATAGAGCGCTACCCGAAGCCGGAAAGACACGACCGGCACTGTATGGACATTATGAGGTAGCCCGATGCACACCGCTTTTTCTTCCCCGTCTTCTGCCCCTGCCGCGCCGTTAATGCCGGTTTCTGATGCTGTTCAGGAGCGCTTTTTACGTCTGCCAGAAGTGATGCATTTATGCGGTCTGTCCCGCTCAACCATTTACGACCTCATCAGCCGTGAGGCTTTCCCGAAACAAATCTCTCTCGGTGGAAAAAACGTGGCGTGGGCGCACAGTGAAATTGCTGCATGGATGAGTGATCGCATTGCGGCGCGTAACCGGGGCTGTGATGCATGATGTTGCCCGGTCAGCAAAACGCCCCTTTTTCTGGCTTGCTTCCTGTCGGCATTTCCAGGTATAGTTTTCCCGCTGTCGCAAAATCGGCAGCCGGGATTTGCAGCCCGTGTAACTTATTGGCGACACAACACGCGCCAGGCGTGTTTTTTTATGTCGTGGCTCAGGCACACCCATTTTTCGGGCTGTGGTGTTTCGCACATCATGGTTTCGTTCAGATAATGGTGGTCCGGGCGGGGCAGCCTTCGGGCTGGCCGGTTTCCAATAAGGCCGGTACTGCAAACCCCGTCCGGGCTACCACCAATGAGATTTGCAGCTCCGGTGGTGGCAACAACCGCTACTTATTGGAGGCTGCCATCATGGCTACTATCCTCACCCCGTCACACCCGCAGTTTATTTTTGTCTTCGCTGCCATTCGCCGCGCAGATCGTACAGCCCGTATCTGTATGCTCCGCACCGTTGCCGGAGACGAGTGCACTGCTCGCCGTTCCCTCGTTCGCGATTACGTTCTCTCGTTTGCCGGTCGCCTGCCGGTTGCGGAGGTGCTCGCATGAGTCACTCCATCCTTACCCTTGACGATCTCAGATATCTCGAGCACCTGCGCAATATCGGCCATCTGGTAGGCGAGCTGGCAGCGGAACAGGACAGCGTGACACTCCGCCGCGATCCGGCGGAACGTCTGCAACTCATTTCCCTGATTTTCCTGATGACGGAGCAGCTCGATGCCGTGATCGAGCGCTGCAACCAGCGCTGGCTCGACGGGGAGGAAAAGGTATGAAACAGCCGTTACCACCCTTCCTGCGCACCGCGCTTTACCGCCGCGCCGTGGCCTGTGCCTGGCTGACCCTGTGTCAGCGCCAGCACCGTTACCCGCATCTCACCCTCGATGCGCTGGAATCCGCCATCGCTGCCGAGCTGGAGGGCTTCTATCTGCGCCAGCACGGCGAGGAAAAAGGCCGCCAGATTGCCTGTGCGCTCCTTGAAGACCTGATGGAAGCCGGACCACTTAAGGCCGCCCCGTCACTGTCCTTTCTGGGGCTCGCTGTGATGGATGAGCTTTGCGCCCGCCATATCAAAAAGCCTGTGCTGCACTGAGGGAGAAAAAACCAATGAAAATGAACGTAACGGAAACCGTGAAACAGGCATGCGGCCAGTGGCCGCGTATTCTCCCGGCGCTGGGCGTAAAAGTGATGAAGAACCGGCATCAGCCCTGTCCGGTGTGCGGCGGTGCTGACCGCTTCCGCTTCGATGATAAAGAGGGACGCGGCACATGGTTCTGTAACCAGTGCGGCGCGGGTGACGGCCTGAGCCTGGTTGAAAAGGCGCTGGGCGTGACGGTCAGCGAAGCCGCCGACCGGGTGAATGCCGTAACCGGCAGCCTGCCGCCGGTTGCCCCGGAGGCGATGGCTGTTGATACGGCAGAAACCGAAGCCGGGCGCAGGGAGGCCGCCGCGCTGGCGGCCAGTCTGCTGGCAAAAAGCCGCTCAGCCTCCGGTAACGCCTACCTGACCCGCAAAGGGCTGGCTGACCGCGAGTGCCTGACGCTCACCACCACGCACAAAACCGGCGGTGTGACGTACCGCACCGGGGACGTGGTTGTCCCGCTGTATGACGACACCGGCGCGCTGGTTAACCTCCAGCTCATTAACGCTGACGGCGACAAGCGCACCCTGAAAGGCGGCCAGGTGAAAGGTGCAAATCACACTTTCAACTGGAAAAAGGAAACCGGAAAACGTCTGTGGATAGCAGAAGGTTACGCCACGGCGCTGACCGTGCATCACCTGACCGGCGAAACCGTGATGGTGGCGCTGTCGTCCGTGAACCTGCTTTCTCTGGCGAGCCTTGCCCGCAACCGGCATCCGGGCTGTCAGATTGTCCTCGCGGCTGACCGTGACCTGAACGGCGACGGTCAGACAAAAGCCGCTGCGGCCGCAGACGCCTGCGCCGGGGTGGTTGCCCTGCCGCCGGTGTTCGGTGACTGGAATGATGCGTTTATGCAGCAGGGCGAGGAGGCCATGCGTCAGGCGATTTATGATGCCATTAAGCCGCCGGTCGCGAGCCCGTTCGACACCATGAGCGAGGCGGAGTTTACCGCCATGAGCACCAGTGAGAAGGCGATGCGTGTGCATGAGCACTATGGCGAAGCCCTTGCTGTGGATGCAAACGGTCAGCTCCTTTCCCGCTATGAAGCCGGAGCCTGGAAAGTGATTTCCCCGGCTGACTTCTCCCGTGATGTGGCAGCACTCTTTCAGCGTCTGCGCGCACCGTTCTCGTCAGGGAGAATTGCGTCGGTGGTGGAAACCCTGAAACTGATTGTCCCGCAACAGGGCGCTCCGGCACGGCGGCTGATTGGCTTTCGTAACGGGGTGCTGGACACGAAAACCGGCACGTTCAGCCCGCACAGTAAGGCACACTGGCTGCGCACCCTGTGTGACGTGGATTTCACCCCACCGGTGGCGGGCGAAACACTTGAAACCCATGCCCCGCATTTCTGGCAGTGGCT